CGCTGCCGCCTCGGCGGCGGGCGTCGGCACGGCGTTCGCCCCTGCCCTTCTCGGCGGCCACCAGCTTCGCGTCCTTGTCGCCGTGCTTCTCGCGCCATGCGCGGAAGGCGATGCCGACGGACGACTTCCCCATGCCCTGGACACGGTTCGCTGTGGCGACCTCGCTGACGAAGGCCTTCCGCTCGGACTTGATCCGGTTGGCCTCGGTGCCCATCGTGCGGTAGGTCTTGCTCTTGCCGTAGTGGCGGAAGCCCCGTTCGATGATGTGCCAGAGCTTGGCCCCGCCGCCGTGCTTGTAGTTCGTGCCGATCTCAAGCGTGGCCATGCCGGCGGCCTTGCCGCGCCGCTTGAACCGGAGCCGGGATTCCTGCGCCCAGGCAATGTCGCCCGTGATCTCGCCCTGGCGGCGGCGGGCACCCTTCCAGGCCTGCGTGAGCTGGTTCACCACGGGCTTCGCGTTACGCCGCATGACGCGGCGGTAGACCCGCTCTCGGGCCACTTGGCTCATGGCGAGGAGCCGCGCCTTCACCTCGGCGTTCTCGAAGACGGCCCTGATCACGTGGCCACCTCCGACGCGACCACGCGCAGCCGGCGGCGGCGGGCGCCGTCCGGGTCGATGACCGACGAGACGTAGTAGATGCGGTTGGTCGCAATGTCGACCAGGCGGCCCTTCGCTTCGATTGACGGATGCCAGGAGGTCTCCAGGACGACGTCCGTGCGGACGGCCACGCCGCCGTCGTCGATGACCTCGCGCTGGCTCGGCGTCACGACCGCGGCCACGGTGGCGACGTCCGACCACGTGATGGCCTGCTGGCCGGCCGCGTCGACGGTCGGCGTCGGCGTCTGGTACTTCATCCGCTCGCGTCGGTAGCCGGCGCCGGCCATCGTTCAGCCCACCGAATTGGGGTTGTGCATCCTGCGGATGCTGTCCACGAACCAGGTCGACGGCCCGACTGAGTCGTCGCCGCGGAAGCCGTACAGGTTGCCGACCCGCTCGAGCACGGCCGTGAACTCGGCCGGGGTGATCTCGGCCTCGCTTCGCCCGGTGCTGTCGGTCCATTCAGTCCATGCCGCGTCCAGGCAGATGGTGAGCTGGCTGTCGTCCTGCGTATGCGGGATCTTCAGCCAATCTCGGCATTGCGCGACCGTCGGCTTCGGCATCCTGGCACCTCAAATACTCCCGGGGCGGGGCGCGTGGACCCCGCCCCAGGAGCTTCCGGGGGAGACTGAATCAGGCCTTGATGACGACCTTGACGACCGCGGCCAGGTCGACGCCCTTCGCGTCCGACCGCATCCGCGAGCTGTAGCGGATCAGGCCCGACGACCGCTGGCTCATGTCGTCGACGGTGAAGGACACCGTCGAACGGTCGATGATGCGGTAGCCGCGCTTGAAGTCGCCGAACAGGACCGAGACCGTGTTCGCGGTCGCGGCCGTCGGGGCGAACTCCGAGATGTACACCGGCTTGCCCAGGAACAGGGCCACCGCGCCGTCGCGGAGGATGTTCCCGTTCTCGCCGTTCAGGAGGTACTTGCCGCTGGTCGCGGACTTCACGACGTTCGCCCAGGTGGCCTGGTTCATCAGCCACACCGAGGACGCCATGTAGGCCGGGTTGAGCTTGTACGCCGCGGTGACGAGGTCGTCCACCGTCGGCAGCGAGGTCGCCGCCGTGGTGTGCGAGGTCGTCCAGCTCTCGGCGAAGACGCCCTTCGGCTGGCCGCTGCCCGTGCCGGTGGCGTAGTAGTTCTCCCAGAGGCGCGAGTGGGCGCGGCCGTGCTCCTGCACGACGTTCCCGGCGAGGTCCCAGACGGTGTCCTGGAGGGCCTCCTCGGAGATGTCGGTGTAGATGCCCGACTTGTAGGACGCGAAGGACACCTTGGTCGTGTCCATGTCCTGCTTCGAGTAGGTCGCGCCTTCGCTGATGAGCGAGGCCGTCAGCCGGCCGGAGATGATCGCGACGTCCGTGTCTGCGCCGCGGGTCTCCACGGTCGCCAGCGTCCGCATGACCGACTCCTGGTCCAGCGCCTTGACGAACTCGTTCGACAGGACGGGCATGGTCGCGTCGGCGCCCATGGCCGTGTTCGCGCCGCCGGCCGTGGTCATGGCCAGCGAGGTGGCGCGTTCGGAGCGGAAGCCGCCGCGGAACCACTCGCGGAGCTCGTCCTTCGGCTTGGAGGCGATGCGGTTCGTGTGGACGAACGGCGCGGCCACGGCGGCCGGAGCGGCCTTGAGCTTCTGGTCGAAGGCCGACCGCTCGGCGGCGATCATCTCCTCCAGGTCGCCGACTTCCTCCAGGATCTGGAGCTGGCGTTCATCGGTGGCGTTCGGGTACTCGGCCTTCAGCTGCTCGACCTTCGAGCGGTTTTCACGGAGGGACATGGTGCGTTCCTTCTGCTTTCGTGCGTTTGCGTAAGTGGTGGGGTAAGCCGCTCGGCCCGTCTCCACCAGGGAGACCTCGTGGAGCCGTGCGCCGGTGATGGTTCGTGAGGTCGTGCCGTCCCACGTGTCGCTGTCGGCGATGAAGCCGATGGACATCTGGGACACGACGCCGCGACGGACGAGGTCGCGGATCTCCTCGGCCCGCTGCGTGGTGCCGATGTCGGCCTCGAAGGCGAGGCCTTCGTCGGTCTCTGTGATCTTCAGGGTGCCCGAGCGTTCATTCGCGAGGGGCGTCTTGGAGTCGTGCATCCACCAGAGCGACACACCCTCGGGGTCGGGCTTCAGGGCGCCCCGCTTGATCCGCTCGCGGAAGGTGCGGCCCCGCTCGGTGATGAGGTGCGACCACGAATCCCAGACCGCGGCGAGGCCGCGGATCTTGCCGTCTTCGCTGGGCACCAGGTTGGCGCGGATCTCACGCATTGGAGTCCTCCTGCGGCTGGGCGTCGGCCTGCGCGGTCACGCCCGAGATGACGGGCCGCGGCTCATCCAGGCCAGGCCACGGCTCGAAGCCGAGCCGGCGGCGAACGTCGTTCGGGGCAAGGACGCCGACCTGGGTGAGCTGCGCGTAGGCGCGGCCTGCGGTTCGGAAGTCGCCCTGTGTGACGGGCGTCCAATCGAACGAGGCGCGGACGCCGGGTCGGCAGAGCTTGGAGGTGATCTCGGCCTCGAAGTTCCGGCCCCACACTTCGAGGCACCCGCTGACGTAGGCCTGGGCGACCTCGGGCTGGGTCCGGGCGTCGCTCATGTCGAGGTAGGCGGCCGGGACGCCGAAGGCGTTGGCCACCAGCTTCGAGGCCGACCCGCGCATGGCGGCAACGTCGGACGCCCAGGTGGGCGACATCTGTTCGATCTTGATCCCCTCGCCCACAAACACGGGCAGAGAGGCCGCGCCCGGGGTCAGGTGCTGGAGCGTGAAGGCCGTCCGCATCTGGTCGCGGACGTCCGGGCGCATCTGGCCCGGGTGGCTGAAGACGTTCTTCTGCTGGCAGCCGGCCTTGGCCCACGCCTTGATGGACGATTCGATGTCGGCCGCGGACTCCGCGGCGGTCTTGATCGCGCCAAGCGGCGAGGCGCCCCAGTACGGGTTCCCGATGGAGGTCGTGCCCTTGAAGTGAAGGACCGCCGAGTAGTCGACTTCCTGCTCCTGGTAGTACCAGCGCAGGGTGCCGTCGGTGTCCTCGCGCATGGACATCGACTGGCTTGAGATCGGGCGGAAGGCCACCGGCTGGCCGAGCGAGTCGGTCACGATCTGGGCGAACGAATTGCCCGTCAGCAGCGCCTCGGCAGCCATCCAGCGGCGGAAGTCGGAGCCCGTCAGGTACTGGCCCTGCGCCTGCCCGGACAGCAGCTCCTCCACCGCGGGGTCGGAGACCGCGTTCCCGGCCGAGTCGCGCAGCAGGATCGGGCAGCGGGCAACGTCGCCGGCGATCAGGGAGACGCACCGCTGGACCGCAGGCAGCTCCGAGACCGACGAGGAAACCCACATGGCAGGGGCGTCAAAGCCGACGGCGATGCGTCGCTTGAGGCCAAAGAGGCTGCCGAAGATTCCCATCCCGGAATTTGCGAGGATCGCGGCACGGACTTCAAGCGATTCCGTGGAACCTCCGCAGAGATTCCTAGAAACTGATCCGCGAGGCGTCGGCGTACATCGATTCGGTGAGCATCTCGCGGTCGTTCATCACCTTGACCGCCATGCAGCAGGCGGTCACGGCGTCGATGTTCGAGTCGCTGCGCCCCTTGCTCGGGACGAAAAGGCCCGTGTCACCGGGCCGGAGACGGGTGTGTGCGAGGTTGGCGCGAAGCACCGGGTCCTCGTCAAACCGGATTCGCTTGCCCCGGATCATGTCGGCCCAGATCGCCCAGGCGGAACCCATGAAGACGGTGTTCTGCGGCGCCCTGCTCCATTGCCAGCCGTGCCGCTTCTCCATCGAATCGCACCACGCGGCCGCCTTGCCGGCAGGGTCGGCGACGAAGAACTTCAGGTCCACGTGGCGGG